TTGAGCTATTAATCCGGCTCCTTTTAAAAGATCTCTTAATAAGAATACTCGTTTTCCATTTTTTGATAATATAAAAGCCCCAGGAAAATCTTGAGTATCTGATATTTCTTGATCTACGGCTGGGGCAATGAATGCTTGTTCTTCTTCAATGTTCCATGTTTGTACTTCTTTTTTTGGATAATCTTTTTTAGCCCTAGCTACGATTGTTTTACCCGCAGCAACAGGATCATTTAATATTGTTTCTGGAACACCTAGATAAGGTTTAGATGTTTCATCTGTAAAATCAACTATAACGGTTTTTGTATTATTTGCCATATAAAATTACCATTTAGAACTTGGCAATAAAGATTTTACTCTTTTAATAGTATTATCTAATATTTGTGTACTTGTATCTATAGTATCGCTAGCAAGCGCAGTTACCTTTGTGTTAATTTGATTTGTTGCGGCCGATATAGCTGAAGCCACATTTGCTGCAGTACTTGTTACTATGTTTGTTATCTCATCTATTTGATTAGTATTTTTTACAACTGTTGCAACAACATTTGCTTTTGTAATTGTGTTTGATGTAGTTACTGTTGAAGTAACTACACCCGTATCCCCAATCACAGAAATTGTTTTTACTATATCTGCAGGAACAGTTTCTTTTGGTATTTCTGCAAAAACAAGATTTGAATTTATCTCACCATTTTCTTGTTTAGCTGCAACATATTTATCTACTTCTGGGCCAGTTTCTAGCGCATCAAAGAAAAGTGTAGATTCGGGCACAATATCTCTTGGCAATACTGAGATTTGCTTAGTATCGGGCGCCTTTACTTCAGGCAAAGGCAAAGATGAAAATGCAATTTCTCGTATAGAATTTGCCCCCATTTTTGTTTTTACTATAGCAGCATCCATTAGTAATGCTTGCCCCGCTTTTATACTCATAGTGCCTGCTGCACCAGTTTGCATAGAAATATCTTCTCCCGCTTTTTGGGATATAGAACCACCTTTGGCATATAAATTAATGTTTTTACCTTGAAGATTTAATGCACCATCTGTTATTAAATTCATGCTTTCTACACTTGAAACATTTATATTTTTTGCAGCAATAGTTGCAGTTCCAGATGTAGATATTGAAGTATCCTTGTGGCTAGTTACTGATAAGTCTCCTTCAACTACAATTTGAGCACCATTTCTAACAAGCATGCTCATTTTACCTTCAACCGTTAAACAATGAGATCCTTTGACATATGTAAAATTATTACGATCTATTATCTCGTAGTTATCTCCTATAACTTTTCTAACCATAGAACCATTAACATCTATTTCAATATATGATCCGGATTTATGAAATACGTGAATTCTTTCTGCGCCAGGTGTACTATCTAATTCAACTACGTGTCCTGCTTCAGTTTCAAGCACTTGATTAAATGGATATCTGGCACCAAACGATGGTCTAGGTTCGTTCCAAGTTTGGGAAGTATTCGGCAAAGGTATGTTTTCTACTTTTTTATTTTCTTTAATTTTAAACGATAGATGAGTCATATCTCCTAAAGCTAATTTATTTAAATCTGGTAAACCCAAATACTCATACTTAGGATAGTCTTTATTTGGGTCTGAAAATCCTCTACGTTTTAATAATTCTTTATTATTCAATACACCTTGATAATTGTTATTATTTGTATCTGCTAAATATGTTACTGATTGTTCAATGTCTGAAGTAAAATCATCGGACGATCCCCCTAATGCAGAATTAACTGCAATAAAATAATCTTTTGCCAATACTCCATCTTCATTTTTTTTATTAAGTTTATCTGAATTATTTGCCCCCATAATTAAAGAAGTGCCCAATAATGCCCCAACTATTTTTGAATCATCTTGTTGAGTAATTTTACCTAATCTAATTAGGCTTTTGTAATTAGTTTCTGTTGCAGATAATACCGCATTATATTGAGCCGATTCAGATTTTAAAAATGCTGCCTTAGAATATATACCATCTTTACCGGTCCAATTAGAATTATTATCTGTCCAAACGGTAAGACCAAAATTATCACCGGGTCTTTTAACATACCCGAGTGAAACTAACGTTTGTACACTTAATTGGTATTTTCCTAATCTACCATCCATACTTTCTTTAGCTAAATTATTGCCAGATGCTTTTTCTGCAATGGTAGAAAATATATTTTTTAAATCGTCTGAAGTTAAAGGATACAAGGCAGCTGTTCTATCTATTTGCCCTTTTGTTGTTATAGGTTTATTATCTTGATCTACAACAGGATTTCCATCGCCACTACGAACAATATTTGTTGTGGAGTTTGATTTTTCTTGAGTTTGTTTTTTAATTGCCTCCGGTTGTTTTTCTGGTTTGCCTGCAATCGTTCCTATTATTAGTGGTCGTTGCGCTTCTTCCCCATCCAAAAACCAACCAACTACCCATGTTCCAGGTACAATACCAACGGGCGTTTGACCTAACCCAGATGTTGCAGCAGATGTAACCGATTGTAATAAAATAGCCCAAGGTAAATCTGAAGTAGGTAATAGAGTAATATCATCGGTATGAAAACCAAAAATTCTTACTCTACAGCGACCTAATTGCTCCGGATCATTTCTATCTTCGACGACTCCTGTCCACCATACAAATTTATTTCCATATATCATTTTAATGCCCCATAATACTCGGATTTAGAAAAAGAATCTTTAACAACATTCATAGTTATATAATGTGTTTTTTGATTTATTTTGTGCGATAAATTTGTAATCATATAATATCCCGTATACAACTTATCGTTGGTGTCCTCTAATTTTTCATGTTTAGATAGAGAACCAGGGGTTCCTTTTGGAAAAATTATTTTTATAATATTTCCTGCTTCTAAATCGGTTCTTCCGGGAATAACAAGTTCCATTTTAAAATTATTTAATTCCAGCATTGTTGATCTTCGATTGCCGTGCATGTATTTACTTATTTGGTCAAAGTTATTATCTATTTTATTATGTAGTTTTGGTGTACTATAGTTAATTTCTATATAACCCGACGGATTTCTAGGTGTGAATAAATCAAAAAGAGGAACTGCCTCGGCATCATTTAAATGAGAATACCCATTAAATTTATTTGCATGATCATATACTATGTTTCTAAATGTTTTATTATATAAATTTATATCAATTAATGTACTAGATAGATATCCTGTTCTAGTATTATCAAGTTGATTTAATGTTTTTTCCACACTCAAGGATTTTATAGAAAACATTGCCTTAGCTTTTTCATCGGGTCCAAGTGTATTGATAAATGATTCTGAATAAACATATGTACCATTTTGAACTTTATTGACATTTGTAAAAATTTTATTAGTACTACCAAAATAAAATCCTTTTGTTGTTTCCCAAAATAAAAAATTTGCAGCTTTATCTTTTGCTGGTAAAGATTTACTAGCGACCCAATTTATACATTGTATGGGAGACCAACCTGGACTAACAAATTTTAATACATTATTGGGAGAATCTAAAAAGGTTAAAGACGTTTTTACTGCATCGTCACTATTTTTGGCATAACTAGATAACGGAGCATTTCTTACAGCCTGTAAATAATTTAAAAAAATATTGTTTATTATTTCTTCGGGAGTTCCTTTAAATGCTTTAAATAAAGGATTCAATGTATCGTTGAAAGCTTCTGTGGAAATAATATTTAATTGATATATTAACGTGCTTCCGTCTTTGGCGTATGCTTTGTTTGCTATAGAATATACTTTGAAGGTTTTAAATATTCTAGAACCATCGTCCAAACTAGGAGTTAATATATTTACAAATATAAATTCTTCCCCTATTAAAGGAAATAAAGATAAAAGATTTGTACTATCGGATAATGTTAGTGTGCCCGATACTACCGGATTAAAAATACTTTCATATAAATTTAATTCTACCAAATAGTCTAGTATATTTAACCGCTTTCCTTCAGAAAACAGAATAAGTTCTGTTATATTTACCTGGCCGGGTGCTTGTAATAGTTCTTCAGACATTATACGCTAAGTGCAGATTTATAATTGGTCATTACTTCTTCAACTACAGAAATTTTTAATAATTGTACTTTTCTGTTGGCTTCATTTTTTGCTAATTCAATTTCATAGTTACTTTGAAAATCTGTACCTAATGCTGCTTCTTGATATGTAATTGGTACGTTTATTTGTTCTGTATCTGGTAAATCCAAAAGCAATCTTTTTGGTTTTTTATGTGTAGAATCTTCGGTCAATACAAAAAATGTTTCAACTTGATATCCTTTTTGATTAACTGCTCTATTGATAGTGAATACATCTTTTTCTGTACCATATTTACTCACAACTAATTTATATAAATTATCGCTGGATAAAGGCCAATCAAATCTTGGATCTATAATACTATTTGTCAATAGTATCAACCAATGTAAATTTTGTGAACCATAATACCTAAATGCTAGTTGTTCTGGGGTTTCTCCGTCTAACACATCTATTGTTTCAAAATAAGAATTGTTATCTAAAAATTCTTTAGATAAAATTACTCGCCTAAATATATCTGAAACGACCTGCGTAGAATTTGAATCATCTAAAGTATATGATATTAAGGGAAATGATTCAAAATAATCAGTAGCCATAATTCATTATTCCTTCTGACGTTATTTGCTCTAATTCTTGGAATGTAAGTGTCATTGATAATTCAGAAGGAGATCCATTTTCAAAAGTTACAAATTGTTCTCCGCCATATTCTACTGTCATATTTGTTAATGCACATCTAGCAAAATTATGTAAATAGGGATTTACTTTATCTTTATAAAAATACTGTATATCAAATTCTGAAGGATATACATAAAACATTTTATTGCTTTTTAATTCGGGATGCATATGATGTTTAAATGTTTTAATTATCTTCCGTATTTTCATTGTTTCATTTTCATCTTTTGGAAAAAATTTATAGGTAAATTGAAATGTTCTATAATCTACAGATTCAAACAAAACTTCTCTAAATGGATTTAGTTTTTGCCTATTGTTTAATTCTAGCATATCCGATAACACACCCCCACCTGCTTTTAGTGAAGGCATTTTTGATAATTGTGTTAACAGCGCAGCTTGTATTTCTGGAGTATTTCTTACAGTAGCTTCTAAACTACCGCCAGCACTTCCTTGTACTAACAACCCGGTTAAAATACCCATATCTTTATTGGCATAATTTGTTCCGTATTTAACTACAGGTCTTTCTGCTACGTGCAAGGTAATTACATCTTTTAATCTAGAAGTTTTTCCTGTGGTAAAATCCGGTATATTACTAAACGCATCAACCATTTGTTGGATTGCTATTCCTGATGCAATGCCACCGAGAGTACCTGTTGCTGCTGCTTTTGCAAGATCTTTTAATGTGGATTTTTGTCCCAACATCTTTTGTGTTAGAGATCCTGCTATTACTGCACCCGCAATAACACCCGCATTATCTTTAAGAAACGCCCCTCCGCGTGCTATATCTTTTTGCGAAAAACTTGATCTTTTAATTGCATCTAATTTTTTTTGTTCTTCGTCACTTACAAAATAATCTCGGTTTAATTGCGCAGTTCCACTTTTTCCATATTTACTTTTATCTCGCACATTAATATAAAATGCAACATAGTGTTGCATATCTGCTTTTTGTCTAAGACCGGAAGGGTATTCATTTGTGCCAATACGATACCCGTTTTGTTCATCCGTATTTTTGTATTTGGCTTCCCCTTGCGATAAGCGGTTCTGATCGACGGAATCGTTTGCATCGGTAAAGTTATTGGCCATACTTTTCTTTATAAATATTGTTGAATTATAATTATTTATATAGATGTTATACACCAAAACATATAAGGGCAAATTTAGGGCCAAGAATCCCGGAAAATATAAAGGCGATATCAATAATATCGTTTATAGATCCCTGTGGGAACTACGGTTTATGAAGTGGTGTGATCTAAATGATTCAGTGCAGGAGTGGGGGTCTGAGACTATAATTGTTCCCTATATATCCCCAGTTGATAGGAAAATTCATAGATATTTTGTGGATTTTTACATCAAAGTTAAAAATAAAACTGGGGTAGTTCAAAAGTATTTAATTGAGATAAAGCCTGAGCGATTTACAAAACCACCAACAATACCTCAAAGAAAAACCAAAAGATTTGTAGATGAAGTGTTTCAATATGGCGTCAATGAAGCAAAATGGAAAGCAGCATTTGAATTCTGTCAGGATAGAAATATGAAGTTTATGGTCTTAACCGAAAAAGATTTAGGAATTATAGATGCAAAATAATATATTCCAGCAAGTTAATATGAATGCCGGGGATGTTAGAAAATCCTATAATTGGTATCGAGAACAAGTATCCAATTTAGGAAAAAACGTATCGGGCACTCAATTACTTAGAAACGAAAAATTAACATCAAGAATACGTCCGGGCGAGATGTATCTTTTTATGTATGATCCTAAGCTTAAACTAGAATTGCCTTATTATGATATGGTGCCTTTAGTACTACCGTTTAAAATAGTTAAGGGTGGCTTCTTAGGAATAAATTTACACTACTTACCATATTTAGCTAGGTATAAATTATTGGGAGAATTGAGTAAATTGACTTTGGATAAAACAATAAACGAAAACACAAGAATACAAATTTCTTGGCAAATATTAAATAGCTCGTCTAAATACTTGGCTGCGACTGCATGCGTAAAACACTATTTAAATGATCACTTAAGATCCAGATTTTTAAAAATAAATTATGAAGATTGGATTACTGCATCTATGCTACCTGTTGAAAGTTTCAGAAAAGTGAAGAAAGAAAAAGTCTGGCAAGAAGTCAAACAGAAACATAGGTACTATTAATGGCAACAGTAAAATCTTTTTCCGTTCAAAATTTTATTTCGGAAGTTAGCACCAAGGGTCTCGCAAGACCAAATAGATTTGAGGTGCATATACACTTGCCTAATAGTGTTAAGCAATATGTCAAAGGTGTGAATGAAGATCAGGTTATTAGTTTATTATGTGAAAGCACTGTACTTCCAAGTCAAACCATAGGTGTTAAGCAACAGCATATTTACGGACCAAACTACCAAAGACCACATAGTATAGATTATGGCGGAGAAGGAATACCAATGACATTTTTGGTAGATGGCAGTATGAATGTCAAGGCATTGTTTGATAATTGGGTTAGCAAAATTGTAGATCCTATACAATATTTTGTATACCATCCAAAAAGTTACGTATCGCAAATAGAAATATATCAATTAGATTCCAATGATAAACCTGTATATAGTGTGATATTGGAAGATGCGTTTCCTAGAAACATATCTATGATGGAACTTAGTCAGGCTGCACAAAATCAAGTACATAAATTAAATGTAACTTTTGCATATAGACGATGGAAACCAAACCATGTTTTAACTAATGCTATGAGATATCCTAAATTGGCATTGAGCGGACAATTTCAAGAAAGAACAGGTCAACGTATTGCTCCCGAAGCTAGGAATACAATGTCTGCAATAGATAAAATAATAGAAGAGCAAAATTTTGCTCTAGCTAGAAAAAACACACAATAATTAATGAGGAAATAGTATGGCTTTACCTAAATTAGAAACACCTGTATATGAATTGATATTGCCTTCATCTGGAGAAAAAATATCTTTTAGACCATTCTTGGTCAAAGAATATAAGATATTGTTAACGGCATTAGAGTCAGACACAGAGGAAATAACAAGAATAGTAACAGAGCTCGTAGATGTTTGTACATTCAATAAACTAAAGATTAATAAACTTGCTAATTTTGATATAGAATATATCTTTTTAAATATGCGAGCAAAATCTATAGGTGAAACCACAAACTTATCATTACAATGTAAAAATTGTGATAATAAAATTCCTGTCACAATGGATTTGACAAAAGCATATATTGAAAAATCTTTAGAACATACGCCAAAGTTACAATTAACAGATACTATTATAGTAGAAATGCGATATCCAAAATTTGAAGAGATGATAGATATCTATGAAAATTTTAAAACAGACAAGATTGTTAACTTACTAAGCACTTGTATAAAATCTGTTTATACAAATGATAAAGTATATGACGAATATACTAATGAAGAATTGTTAGAGTTTGTTAATTCTTTTTCTAAATCCCAATTTGAAATGATGGAAAATTTCTTTTTAACTATGCCAAAGCTCACACAATCTGTAGAAGCAGACTGTACCGTATGCAATACGCATAATGAAATGAAAATAGAGGGTATACAAAATTTTTTCGTCTGACCCTTTCCCATGAGGGGTTATACAATTATTTTAAATTGAATTTTTCGTTAATGAAAAATCATAATTACTCATTAACAGAAATAGAAAATATGGTACCATGGGAAAGAGACACATATGTTGCTATGCTTATATCTAGTATAAATGAAGAAAATTATAAAATAACACAAAAAAATCTAAGGAATAGTTAATGCTACCTATTAATACTCAGGCTCAGGCAAACGCAGACAAATTTATTCTTGATACTTTGCAACGGCAAGGGGAAGAACTTTCTAAGCAATCAAAGAATATAGAAAAGCTTGTTACTGAATTAAATAGACAAAGACGAGCAAATGAAAAATTAAGAACAAATAGCAAAGCAACAGATTCTACTGAAGGTCCTGGAATATTAAATACGCCCATGGCAGACCTGTTAAAAATGTTTAAGTTTGAATCGGGAGACGATTTTAAAAATAATTTTGGAAAAAGAAAAAATTCCAAATCAAATAACTCAATAGAAAAAGAAGAAACCGACGATAAAAAATCCAAAGAAAAAATGGATGATGAAGATCAAAATATATTAAAAAATCTTCTTGATAAGTTTACAGAATCTTCAGAGTTTCAGAAACAAATGTCGGAGAATAGTAGCAAATTACTAACAGCAGTAGATCTAGCAGAAAAAAATATTGCTGTAGTAAAAGACGATATAAGCATAATTAAAAAATCATACGAAGAGGGAGAACAAGATACATTTGCCCAGCGTATGGGAAAAGCTGTTGCCGATAATATATCTAATAGTTTTGCTCCTTTATTGAAGACCGCAGAATATAAACAATTTACAAAAGATCAAACTACAAGAATAGTTGATGCATTAGAAGGTATGGGCGGAGGTGAAGGTGGTGATGATAGCGGCGGTGGTGGTTTTGATATACCCGGTGCGCCTGGCGGAAATAATTCAAAAGGTGGCACACCAAAAGGTGGCGCATCAAAACCCAATAAGGGCAGTAGAACTATGCGCAAGGCTAAAATCGGCGCAAGAAATCTTGGAAGAGGCCTACGAAAATTACCATTTGGAAGATTGGCATTGGGTGCTGCAACTGGTCTTATATTATACGAAGGGCTAACTCACGCAGAAGAATTAAATACAGGTGAGCAAGACCAAATAGATCAATTCAAAGAAGAAAATCCCAACCTATTTAAAACAGATCAAGATATAGCAAATGACCCAAATGCTAATAAAAACGCAAAAATTGTGGCTGAAAAGAATTTGAAACTTCAGGAAGATATTAAAAAATACGGAGAAGAAGAAGCTAAAAACAGAGCAGTTGCTAGAGATCGTGTAGAAGAAAGATTAAGACAACGAAAAATAGAAAAAGAAAAAATTTCAGCTATTCGAGATAAATCTTTAAATGCAGATGAAATAGGAAATCAATTACCAAAGCAAAAACTTACTAAAGAAGTCGGTCCACAGGAACCGTTAATAATACCAAACGAATTAAACAATTTAGATAACAAATTAAATCAAATGAATACAGATGAAACGGGTAAAGCTCTTACTCCAGTTTCAGCAGATGCACCTAAACTATTAAATTCTGTAACTGAACAAAAACAAGAGTTAGCAGATAATAAATCTGCTCCTGCTCCTATTACTGTTATAAACAATAATACAAATAATGTAGCAGGTGGAGGGTCAGGACAATCAATGAATTTTGCTTCAGCCACTCCTATAAACACAGAGACTTCTATTAACGATTTCTTTAGATCCCACGGAAGAATATTTACATAACGTGGAAAACCCCGCACAGGGCGGGGCTAAACCATTATAGTTTAATCTTCAGCTAATTTAGCAAAGTAGGATAGAGAATCATCGTCATCATCAAAATCTACTTCTTTAGCAGGCACCTTAACTGGTGCCTTTTCTGCCTTCGGTGTTGCTCGAACAGGAGTATAATCTTCATCTAAGTCTACATCTGCCGCAGGCTTAACTGCTGCTGTAGATGCACCATTCAAGCCCATAACCATTTCGAATTTTTTCTTCAATTCGTCATATGACTTAAAGTTTTTCGGATCTAAGAATTGAACCAACGAATGTTGACTACTCCAGATTTTTTCAATCTCAGAATCATCTTCTGAAATAGCACTAATGCCATCAAATTCAGATTTATCATAATTACGATAACCTTCGACGTTACGAATCTTCAATTTGAAGTTTGCGCCTTCCCAAAAATCGAATGGATTAATTGGTTTTTCATCTTCGAACTGTGGTTCAGCAATATCTTTAATCTTATCAAAGATTTTCTTACCAAACTTGTAAAGAAATACTTTACCTTCGTTCTCAGGATGTGCTGCATCTTTAACAACTAAGATGTTAACAACATAACTAAGTTTGCGCTTTTGTTTACGAGCAATTTCTTTATTTGCCTCAGAACCAGAGTTCCATAGTTCTGTGTTATATTCAGAAACAGGATCTGCTTTGCCTAGAGTTGTAAGAGAATTCTCGATATACCATTTGCCCGCTGGACCTTGGAATCCATGATTCCAAATTCTAACCCATGGTAAGTCCTCGCCTTTAGGAGGAGCCAAGAAACGAATAACAGCATAGCCGTTGCCTGCCTTGTCAACTTCTGGTTGCCAATAGCGGTCATCTGCACCACGTGATTCGGATTGGGGGTTTGCGATCTTTTCTACCTCTTTCATAAGAGTTTCAAATCCGCCGCGGGATTTTCTTAGATCTGCTAGTGTATTGATTGCCATAATTTGCCTTTCGTATTAACGGTGTATAAAAGTATATTTGTATTATCTACGTTTGATTTTGAGTACTGTCGCGTAATCATAATCTAACTCTCCATTGTCATCATCCATCTTTTTAGATGATGCAATATTATATATAAGATTCCGATGCTTGTCAATAGCACTTTTCTTCTTAATTGTCCGAAATTTTCTTTCTTGCTCTCGGTCTAAATCTAAATTTCTTTTCTTAATGCTCATTTTAAAATTTTTAAAAAACTCCTAAAATTATTCATCTTTATCAGATACAGTAATAAATGGCCAAGTAGAAACCTTTTTAGTTAAGTCTGCTTGTGTATATGCCAACTTCATAAGATAACGCTGAGTCTCTTTTAGAGAATTTATTGTTTGCTCTAAAAGATGTCTGGTTATATCTAACTCTTTTTCCAAGTTATTAATTTTCTGTGCTGTCACGTCCAACTCTTCGTCTAAGTATTCCACTATACTTTTCCTTATCAATTTGTAAAAAGGGTTTATACTTTCTAATCAATCTGGAAATATCAGGCCACATAATATCACCACTTAGATATAAATCAAAGTTGTCTAAAAATGGATTAATTTTTTCCAGAATAACTAAAGTTTCTAGGGTAATTGTTTTCCGTAGAAATGCTTTAATTATATATGGATGTTGGGTTTTTGCAATCGTGAAGGCATCGTCGAATGTTTTGTTCTCAGCTTCTAACTCTTCTAATAGAGCATCTAAATCATTACTAAAAACGTAAGATAAGCTTTGAACTTTCTTTTGCCATTCTGTATATCGTTCGCTAGCTTCTGCGTCAAATAGTCCGCCCCAGCGATCTCCGGATGTAAAATTGGCAACTAAAAAATTCGCCACTTCTTCATCCGAATAAGTCTTAGAAACTTTTCTAATAGAGAATATATCTTTACGTTTAGCAAACGCTTGACGGCTTGCTCGTATCCTACCCTTTTGTTTAATTACATCATACTGATCTGTAGTGAAATGTAATTTAAGAGCCAGGTACATTTTATATACTGAATATTCATCCATAGTCACAGTGGTAATTGTCCTCTCTTTTTGAAGTAGTTGCCTTCTTCTGCTTCCATTTGAACTTTATCTTTTAAAGATTGATTTATAAGTTTTGATATAGATTCGACATCAATATCTACTTCTCCGCAATAGTTAATTATTGCATCCATATAACCAATCTTTTCTCGTACCACTCGTTCCTCGATGTAAAGAGAAAATTCGTTAGGTGATCTAAATTTCTTCGTTATTACTAAACTGTCAGTTAAGACATACGGTTCTAATTCGTTATTCATTTTTCTTCCGGGAAAAGAATCTCATCCATAAAATTCATAAACACATTTTTATCTACCCCAATATTAACCATCATTGCTGGGGTGTGAGGATTCAATTTCTGATTCTTACAATATATGTTATGTCTATCCTTATAATCTCTACCTGAGTAGATTACACCTATATTATATAGGTAATGATCTAAGTTGTCAAGCACCGTGTTTGCCAATTGGTCAAATTCTTCTTGTGTTTGTATATTGCCTGCTGCCAGCATCTGAGGACTAAAAATTCGTTTAGCCCATTCTGGTAATTCTCTTGGTTTATTCCAAGTTATATTTTCCATTTTATTTTGATACCATTTATAAATTGGAGATTCATCTACATGGGAAAAATCATGGAAAGCACCAGTAATTTTATTTTGTCCGCAAACTATATCAAATCCAAATATAGGATCGGGCGAATTATATTGAGGAAAGATACACATATGCATTACCCACATCTTTTTATGTTTGGTAGCATCTACTATTTCTATATGAGCACGTCTAAATGCAGAATCCTTCCAAAGAT